CTTGGGACTCTATAGAACCAACATCATTGTTGTCTCGCAGAAACGGTGATTTGTTGGTTGGTAAGAATGGTTATGTAGGCAAGTACGGTACTTTCCAAGACCATGATGCTGAGTACAGGATGTTGTACTACACAAACCATTCTGACCTTGGCGATCAAAATGTCACTTCTATTTTGAAGAAGTTGTCTACTGTTGTAATTGGTGGAAGTAATCAGGTAGTTACATTCAAGTGGGGATTTGACTTTAAGACAAACTATTTGTCTGACAGTGCAACTATTCCAACACAAGGCGAAAGTCTGTATGGTGTTGCAGAGTATGGTGCAAACGCTACTGTCATTGCAGAGTATGTTGATGGCGTTGCTTTGCAAACATTGACAGTTTCAGCATCAGGTTCTGGCAAGGTTGTTCAATCGGGGTATGAGTCGAACATTGATGGGACACCATTGTCATTTCAAAAGATTGAGATTCAATCCAAACAAGGTAGATTAAGTTAAGGACAGATATGACAAATTACACAAAAGCAACCAACTTTGCCACTAAAGATGCTCTGTCTTCTGGCAATCCTTTGAAGATTGTCAAAGGTACTGAAATTGATACTGAGTTTAATAACATTGCTACTGCTATTGCAACCAAGGCAGATTTAGCAAGCCCTACCTTTACTGGTACACCTACATTGCCAACAGGCACTATTGCTGTTACGCAGTCTGCTGGCAGTAATACAACCACTATAGCAACCACTGCTTTTGTTCAAACGGCATTGGCTACTCTGTATCCAGTAGGTTCAATCTACATAAATGCAACTTCTAGCACTAACCCTGCAACATTGCTTGGCTTTGGTACATGGACTGCATTTGGTGCTGGTCGTGTTATGGTTGGTTTTAATTCAAGCAATGCACTGTTTGACACTGCTGAAGAAACAGGCGGTAGTGCAGATGCAATTACTGTTAGCCATACTCACACTGCAACTGTTACTGATTCTGGACATACACATACTGGTAATGTTATTGGCGCTCTTAGTGGTGGTGGTGGTTTAGAAGAAGGTGGTGGCGCACCAAACTATCAATTTGGCAACAACATTGTAAGTGCCACAACTGGAATTTCTGTAACAAACGCTTCTGCTGGTTCAAGCGGCACAAACGCCAACTACCAACCATATATCACTGTGTATATGTGGAAAAGGACTGTGTGAAGACACCAGTAATCTATCACGATGATTACATTGTCTTCTTGGAAATTGATTTTGGGTTCACTTTTATTCATTGTGATTGCGTAAAGTGGACAAAGGAAGTAAAGAGAGATTTGTTGAGTGATTTGAGAAAGTTGTTCGAGATACATAGAAGTGAGATTTATGCAATACATGAGATTGGTGATGTAAAGCATGAGAAATTTTTGGGTATTGTTGGATTCAAGTATCTGAAAGACTTTGTTGGTTCAGATGCAAAACTAAGACAAATATTTGTCAGGAGAATATGATGGGACTTCAAGCGGCATTAGTTATGGGGGGTGCATCACTGCTTGGCGGTTCGATGCAAAGTAGGTCTGCAAAACAGGCGGCTGAAACATCTGCACGAGCGCAACTTGAGTCGGCACGAATTGCCGCTGAAGCCGCTAAGTTTCGCCCTGTAGGTGTAACTACTCGCTATGGCAGTTCCAACTTCCAGTTTGATCCTCGCGGTTATCTTTCTGGTGCTGGTTACACAGTATCTCCTGAACTCAAAGCCTATCAAGACAGATTGATGGGATTGACTGAAAGAGGATTAACTGAAGCTGAAATGGCACAGCAACAGTATGCACCACTTCAACAAGGTGCTCAAGGACTGTTTGGATTAGGTCAGCAGTACCTACAGCAGACTCCTGAACAAGTTGCATCTCAATATATGCAACAGCAACAGGATTTACTTGCTCCTAGTCGTGAGCGCCAATATGCTCAGTTGCAAAACCAGTTGTTCCAAACAGGTCGTGGTGGCTTATCTGTAGGTGCTACAGGATTGCGTCCAAGTGGGGCTGGTGGCTTGGGTGCTACGACTCCTGAGATGGAAGCGTACTACAACGCATTGGCGCAACAAGATTTGGCACTTGCTTCTCAGGCTCAACAGGCTGGTCAGCAGAATGTGGCTTTTGGTGCAGGATTGCTCGGTTCTGGTGCTGGTTTGATGGGTCAGTATCAAGCTGGTCAAGTCGGTGCTTTGAGTCCATTTACAAGCTATTTGGGTGCTGGTTCTACTATTGAGTCTCTTGGTCAACAGCCTTTGGAGATGGGTTCTGCATTGGGTGGTCGTGCGGCTACCGCTGGTGCTAATGTTGGTCAATCATTGCTTACTGGTGGATTAGGTGCGGCAAGAACTCTCCAAAGTACGGCTGGTAGTGGACTTGGTTCTGCGTTGATAGGACTTGGAAACAATCCTTATGTTGGTTATGGTTTAAATAAATATTTTAATCCTCCGCAACAACAAGCGTTTTCTGATGCCTATCAAGCATCAATTCCTGTAAACAATTTATCCTCTGGTTACTATTAAGGAATAAATCATGCCAACTCGTACCTACCAAATTCCAACGGATAAACTTTTTTCAAGCCAAACAAATTATGGCAATATGGATTTGGAATCTCAAAGAATTAAAGAAGAAGAACAACTCAGGGCTGAAATGGCACGAGAAAATTTGCTAGGTATTGCAAATACTCCCATGAGTCTATCTAATATTGATACATTTGTGCCAGCAGAGATGGTGCAAAGTGAGTATCCAATACCAAATGCTGAACCATATTCAACACTAACAGCAAGACAAGCACCTCCATCTATTGTGGGTGGAATGTTTAGTCCTGAAATCTCTCGTGCGGCAGAGATGGAATATATGCAAAAGCGTCAAAGGGCTATGCAAGATGAAGCCTTGGCTTATGCACAGTTAACACCCATGCAACAGGCGCAGTTTGGTTTCTATCGTGGTGGTCAACAGTTGGGTGATGTTCTTGGTGGTGCTTTAGGTGGTAAAGACCCTCAGTTGCAGATGATTGGTTTGCAACAGCAAATCTTGAGTGAACTTGACCCAAGTGACCCTGAACAACAATTGAGAGTTGCTCAGAAATATGCCAGAAGTGCGCCTGAGTTGGCAATGAAGATTGCTGATAGTGCAAGAACTGCTTTGGTAAGAATTAAACAAGCACAAAGTGTCAGCAGACAAGGTGTAACTCCTAAGATTCAAGTGGCTGAAAGAATTGCCACTGATGAAGGTCTTAAAGTAGGAACACCAGAATATAAACAAAGAGTTGCTCAACTTCTTCAAAGTCCTGATAATTTATCAGATGCCGAAAGAAAAGGTGCAAGAGTTGCTCAAATTACTCGCCTATTAAATATTGGAGATGGTGGAATACCATTTAGCCAAAAAGAAAGAGCCGCACTTGAGGCAGAACTTGCAACTTACGAAAGACCTGACAAACAACTGTCTTTGACTTCTGACAGAGACGCAATTTCCGCTGAATTGTTTGACAATAAACCTTTTGCACAAATAACACCAGCACAAAAAGCTGTTGTTAATAAACGAGTTGAAGAAGAAGGACAAGCAAGAGCTAAGGCTAGTGCAATTCTTTTGCCGGGTCAACAAGCCGCTCCTAAAGATTGGCTTGCGTTCAGTTCACAGATTAGCAAAGACCCTGTAATGGAGAGAACATCAACTATTCTTGCAGATGCGCCAAGTGCAATTGAAGCAATCAAGATGTCAACAACAAATGACATTGCCGCCGCCTCGCTACCCGGCTCTTTAGCTAGATTAACTGGTGAAGGCAAGAATATGAGTGACCGTGATATTGCCAGATACGCAAGAACTGGTGGTCTTGATGATAGGGTAGCTCAAGACGTTGTAGGATTTTTTACTGGTAGAAAAACAACTGTCACCAAGGAACAAGCAGAGAGATTTGCTACTGCTGTGTATCGTGGCGCACTTTTGGAGCGTAAAAAGTTTATTAAAGCTCAAGCTGAACAAGCTGGGTATGACAAAACTCCAAATTATGAGATTGCTATTCGTCAAATTGACGATCAATTAAATCAATTTAAGTTGATAAATCCAAATGATAAATCTACTTCAAATCAGAATCTTGATGCTGATTCATTGGTAAACAAATATCTGAAACAAAAATAATCTTGGGGTAATCATGGCAACTTATGATGAAGTGATTGAAGCATTGCGTAGAGCAGATGCCGCAGGAAATGTAGAAGACGCTCGTAATTTGGCAGAAATTGCCAATTCCATGAGAGAAAAAATAGTTCCTGTTGATTCTCAAGGTGAGGAACAATCGCCATTTGTATTGATGGGAGATCAACCTCCTCCATCAATGCTTGACTATTTGTTTGAGAAAGCAAAATTAGGTTTTACATCAACTCCTGCAAGACTTGCATCTGGAAGTGCAATGCAACAAGGCACTTTTGCTGGTGCTTTTCCTACTCAACCAGAGTTGGAATTAACAACAGAGAATATTCAAACAGGATTAGGTCTTAAACCACAAATTCGCCCTGCTTCCACTGCCCAAAGGTATTTTGGTGCGGTTGTTGAAGGTGGTGCAGATATTACTGGATTGTTTGGCAAGGCAAAGGCTTTAAATGCACTTACTGGTGGCATGGCTGGCGGTGGCGGTGAATTCGGTGGAGAAATTGGTCAACAAGTTGCAGGAGTCCCCGGACAGATTACTGGCGGCATACTTTTCTCTTTGCTTTCTGGCGGTGGAACAGCAAAGGGTGGTCAGATGCTGTTTGAAAAAGGCAAAGAAAGATTTGACATTAAAGACCTTGATGTTGCTGACTTGGCTAATGTTGAAGGACTTTCAAGAGCAAAAGACCTTGTAGAAAAAGCCTTAGAAGCTGACCCTACACTTAGATCACGCTTAGATACCGTTCAAAAAAGAGTCCAATTTGTCACTGGAGATAAAGGTGCTTTGGCTGTTTCAGGATTAGACAATATTGCTTTTAGAACAAAACTAGAAGACTTGGCTAAAAACGATGTGGCATTTGCTGGAGAGTTGAATACACTGTATTCTGATTTGAAAAATGCTGTTCGTAAAAAAGCCTCTGAACTTTATCCTGCATCAAGTACTGAATTGCCATCAGCTAAAGCAAAAATTGCTGAAGTTGAAACTGACTACAACAGCAGAATCGGGTTTATTGACAAACAATTAAACAAATTAACCGCAGAAGCAAACATTGTTGGTGGCACAAAACCAGTTGAGATTGGCACTGCAATTCAAAATCTTGTAATTGCTAGAGAAAAATCTGCTAGAAATGCTTTACGACCTGAATATGATTCAGTGTTGACGCAAGCATCTGGTCAGGGCGCATTGTTGCCAGCGCAAGATACTCAAGATTTACTCAACACAGCAGAACAGTTATTTCAAGGTGACCCTTGGGCAAAACAAGCACCTTTGCTTAAATTAGTGCGTGAGCAATCTTCAAAGTTCAAAGCAATGCGTAGACAAGCAGTGCCAACTGCTGAAGGAACTACTTTGCCAGCCACCACTGCACCAGACCTAACAATGGGTATGGATATAACAAGCCTTGATTCATTAAAAAGGCGTGTTGCTCAAGACATCAGAGAAACTCGTGACCCCAATAGACAAGACAAATTGCGTTTATTGCAAACAAGAGTTGATGAAGCATTAGACAAAGTACAAAATTCTAGTGGCAACATCGTGATTGATTTTAGAGGTGAGAAGTTACCTTTTGGTCAAGCAATGACAGCACTTGATACTGATTATTACAATAAAGTTGGAATTCCCTTTAAAGATGCCGCCGCCATTGAAAAAATTACTTCTGTTGATTATGCAGAAAAGATTTCTCCTTTGATTGCTTCTAGCCCTACTGCTATGCGACAGTTCTTAAATGTTGCAGGAGAAGAAGGTACTTCATTGGCAGAGAAATCTGTCATGTCAAAACTTTACAACCAAGCACTCAATAAGAATGGTTTTATTGACCCTGCAAAACTTGATAATCTTTTGACAAAAACAAGTAACAATGGTGGCTACAGTGACATCATTGACCAACTTCCTGCGCTAAAACAAAGGCTGTCAGATGTTGGATTAAAAGCACAATATTTGTCTTCTGAAAAGGTTGCGATTGATGATGCCGCAAGAGAGGCAAAAACTCGGCTTGGTCAAGGTTTCTTGGCTGATTATGATTCAATGGGTGTAGATGGCATCGTGTCAAAAATGACAAGCTCAACTGGTAAAGGTTATCGCAATAAACTTACGACAGACTTGAACAAGTTATCTTCTGATGAACAAATAAACACCAAACTTGCTCTTAGAAATGGCCTTGTTACTCGTATGTTGGATGCTGAAAATCCATTGCAATATCTTGAAGGCAACAAAGATGCTTTTGTTTCTATGTTTGGTCAGAAACATTACAACAACTTAACCGCATTAGCTGATGTATCAAGATTAGCAAACAAAGTTGATGTAGAAAAATTACCAATTCGTGCCGCCGCTGTCAAAGAAACATCTGCTCTTGAAAGAGCAACAGGTGGTGTTAGTGTGCAAAGATTGTCAGGTATTGCTGTCAACCAAATTGCGAGTGTCTTTAACAAAGGATTCCGAATTTTGTCTCTGATTGGTCAAGCAAATATCGATCAGGCTACAAAAGACGCTCACAGAAAGTTGTTTCTTGATGAAGGTGGAGTAGATGCAATATTGAATGCTTCTACAAAAATCATCAGTAAAAAAGGCAAAGAAGTTGATTTCAAATCAGTAATTAAACCTGAAGACTTGTCTGATTTTGCAACTGCTTTAGGAATGGGTACATTGCGCTCTGGATACATTGGCGCATCAACTGCCGTCAGCCCTAGCCAAGTTGTTGAGCCTGTTACAGAACCATACTATCAGTATGTTCCAGAGTAGGAGTACAAAATTGATCCAATCAGCATTTGCCTCCTTGCGGCAGGACTTGTCAAACAGATTCAAGCTGGCTGTGAACTTTATAAACAAGCAAAAGAATCTTTTGTTGAAATTAAAGCCACTGCTGATGAAGTTATTGCCATTGGTAAAGAAGTCCATGGATTCTGGGGTCAGCTTCTTGCGTTCTTTGGTAGCAAGCCAAAGCCTCAAGTTGCAAAGCCTGTGGCTAAGTCTAAGAAATCTGTTTATAAGTCTGTTGACGAAACTCAAGTCAAAATTGACATCGTTTCTAACCTGACATCGTTTTTCAGACTTCAAGAACAACTTGCGGCACACATCAGAGAAGAAGAAGAAAAGAGTCTGACAGTCTATGACCCTGACCAGAACCACATGGAGGCGGCTTTAAAGAGGGTAATGGCACAGCAAGAGATGGATGCGTTAGTTGTGCAGATTCGTGAGTGTATGGTGTATCAAAGCCCTCCTGAGATGGGCGCACTGTACTCAGAAGTTTTCAGCATGAAGGATAAGATTGAAGAGGAGCAAACCCAAGCAAGGTTAAAGGAAGAGAGTAAAAAGAGGAGAGAGTTATGGCTACGCAAGGAAGAAGAGAGAAGCTTCCAACTAAAAGTAGCGTACCTAGTAACGACTTCTTTATTCCTCCTGTACCTGTGGCTGTTTCTCCTGTTCGTGAATCGGTGGGGGAAGACATAGTGGCTGCGATTCTTTTGTGTTTGTTCTTAGCGTTCCTACTTCCATTGGGTGCAATGTTGTATTTGGACATCTTGGAAGCCAAGAACGAGGTCAAGCAACAAGTTGAAAAGGTTGAGAAGTTAAGAAGACAGATTGAACAAAAGGAAAGGGAGAAAGAGAAATGAATATCTATTGCATTTGGGGTCTGTCCATCCTGTTGGTCTTGTTAGTTGGCTGTGAAGACCGATTTAGATACCCATGTCAAGACCCAGCAAACTGGAATAATACTGAATGTAAGCCCCCCATTTGTACCGCTACAGGTACTTGTCCAGAGCAACTCGTCAAACCTGAACAGGAGAAAAAGTAATGCCAACAGTAGGATACAAACAAAACACACGCATGACTGCTGAAGAGATTGAAGTCCGAATTTGGGCAGTCGTTATCTTCTCCCTGACCATGATTCTTCTTGGCTCTGTTGCCATGTTCCTCTATAGCGTTTCATTTGTGACGCAACCCATGTCAGGCATGGCGGCAATTGATAAGGTATATACACAGCAAATCAATACCATCATGGTTTTCATCACTGGTGTACTTGGTGGTGTAGCTGGTCGTTCTGGTGTCAAGGCGATAGCTACTGCTACTGCCAAGGCTGAATCCAATGACAACGATGAGCCACCAAAGCCATGAGTATCTTCAACCCTTATGTGCTTCTTGGCATCGTCTTAGCGGTGCTGAGTGCCTTTGGCAGTGGGTACTGGAAAGGCTCAGAAGATGAGATCACTCGTCAGCAACTTGAGATTGCCAAACTTAATGCAGAGGCTAGGCAGAAAGAACAAATCCTAGTCTCAGCAATCCAAACCCAAGCCACTAAACTTCAGAAAGCAAATCAAGATGCAAAACTTGTTCAACAAAACCGCAATCGTGATATTGACAATGGTTCTTTGCGCTTGCGGATTCCTGTCAAAGCAACCCACTGCCCCGTACAAACCACCACAGATACCGCCCCTGCCAGCGGAGATAGCGGTCAAGAGAGAGCCGAACTTGACGCAGAGACTGCTCGATCTCTTGTCTCCATCACCGACTCAGGAGATGAAGCAATCAGACAACTCACAGCCTGTCAGCAAGCCTACGAATCCATCTACCAAACCTTGAAAGGAAAACCATGAACTTATCTGCAAATTTTAATTTGAGAGAACTAACCAGATCGGACACTGCTGATCGATTGGACATTGACAACCAGCCAAATGAAGAACAAATCGAATCATTGCGTTTATTGTGTGAGAACATCCTGCAACCTGTGCGTGACCACTTTGGCAAGCCTGTCAAGATCAATTCAGGCTTTAGGTGTCCTACTTTGAACCAAGCTACAGGAGGTTCAGCAACCTCAGACCATTGCAAAGGTCAAGCCTGCGATTTTGAAATTGATGGCGTACCCAATCCTGAGTTGGCAGGTTGGATAGAAAGTAATCTCAAGTACACGCAATTGATCTTGGAGTTTTACACCCAAGGCGAGCCAAATTCGGGCTGGGTGCATTGCTCATACTCACCATCAAATCTTAAATCTCAGTCACTCACTGCCACTAAGATAGCTGGCAAGACTACTTATCTGAATGGACTTGTAGCTTAATCTGAGTCTTGCAGAAGTGTTTGGAGATAAGGTGTTCGTACAGAATCACCTCTCCACACTTCTGGCATAACCAAGCTACGCCTTGGTCAACCTTAGTTTCCCTCTCGCCTCGCAGACCTCTGCTTCTGCCATAAAAGGTGCGTATCTTGACAATCATTTCTTGGAATTTGCCTTTGAGTAGGTAAGGCATTGCTTGCGTTCATTTAAAGACTGCTCTGTCTTCCTGATCTGCTCTCTGCGATTCTCACCATTCATCTTTGCCACAGTAATCATCTTGAGTTTCGAGTCTGTTGTCCAGATTGATGGCTGTCCCTTGTAGTCCCATGGTGAATTCATTTCTTCATCCCCCTGATAAATATCCCAAACGAATCAAGAGTATCTTTCCCAAACCCTTGCATCTTCTCAATCTCAACAACTACCTGTTCAAGGATGTCGTTCCTCAACTCGTCATAAACCTCTTGTTGGGTCTTAATCGGTAGGTTCTTGATGATCTCTTGCTTGACCTTGCTCTCTCGTTCAGTGTCGTTGAATTCAGTCATGGTTTCCTTTTCTTTGATGGTTTGAACTTACCCGCCTTGCGGAAGATGGTACGCAAGCTGTTGTAGTTGACACCGAACCTGTTTGCAATCTCTAGCTTGCTAAAGCCTTGTTCAAACAAACTGAATGCTCTACGCTCGTCAATGTCGGGTAGCTTCCTGCCTGACCCTGCTCTTGTTCCACCTTTCATGCCCTACCCCTATGAGTGAAAACGAATCCTCTTTTGATCTTTGAGTCGGTGCAACTGTAGGTTTTTTTCCCCACATCTCTGACCCACTTCTGGCAGTCTGGACAGATCACTCTTGTTCGGTTTCTTTTAGTAGCCACAAAACAAATGCTACGCATACGGCTATTCCCAATGCGAATGCGAGTGTCGCTATGAGAAGAAAATTTGTTATTGTTTCGAACATTTCTCACCTCCTTAAAGTCAAAGTAAAAAAGTGCGCCAGCACAGAGCAAAGCTATGATGACCTTGTGCCAGTGGTTCATTTGGTGGCAACAATCAATTCGATCTCAGTATCTTTGAGTTGCTCTTTAATGATGGTCAACTCTTGCTCAATGACCGTGAGTTTCTTGTCCATGCGTTCTCTGGTCAACTTCTCAGCGTGGCAGTACCCAATCAGGGATGCGTCAGTTGCCACTTTGCGGATGAGTTGAATGATCTGGTCACGACTCATAAAGCCACCAGCGATGTCTTTGCTAGGTGCAATCTTGGCAATCAATTCTTCTAAGTCTTTTTCAATGCTCATGCTGTCTCTCCTTGTTGGTATGTGTTCCATGCAGTTTGTAGTGCGGTGAAGTTCATGGGGGCAATGGTGACTGTTGACAGGAACAGACCCTTACCATGCGTCCTGCGCCCCCAATCATCAGTTGCCTTGGTGTTCGTGAGTTCACCCTTTTTGACTGCGCTATAGACGCTGTTAGGTTTGAACCCTGCCTCTACAAGGTCTTCCATAGTGCGAGGCTCTTGGCAGAAGTCTTGTAGGGGTGTCATGCTTCCCTCGCTTTACGCTTTACTGTGCCAACCAAATTCCCATTATTGATTTCAGATAAAAGATGTTTGGCAACATTCAAAACTTGACGAGCATTGTTTAAGTCACCATCAGCTATTGAATCTTGAGCACTGGTTATCAAATCAACAACAACACTGTTGCCGCCTTTAACTTTGTATGTAATGGTTTGCGTGATACCCAAAGCATATTTTTCAATATGGTCAACGCCATATCTGCGTCTATTGCGACTTACTTCTGGATATGAAGTCATTTCACCAACTCCTTTGCAATCTCAATCAAGAAAGGCACAGCCAGAATCAAGCCCACTAGGGTGGCTTGCAGGGTTTGCTTAATTGTCACTCTGATACCTCACTTAGTTGCAGAACTTGAATCATTGTGTTGTCATCCAAGTAGCGTCTATGACGCTCTTCATTTTTAAAGTCCCAATCGTATTTGTTGAGATAAATCTGCTTATCAGATCGTCTCCACATCCAGCCAATATGCTTGTAAATGGTCTTGCCACCAACAATTTTGAATGCAATATCAGTTGGTAATTTGTCATCTTCTGACATTATGTGTAAATCAATCAGTGTCATTTGAGTCATCATCATTCTCCTCACAGAGTTCACAGGTTGGGTGGTTGGGGTCACGGCAGTCGGGGTGGTTAGCCAAGAGGTTTCGGTAGCGTCTGAGGTGACGAGCCTCAGACTTGATCTCCTCTGCTTCTGAATCGTCAAGTTGGTACATCAGTAATCTTCTCCAACTCTTGCTGGCTGTGCGCCAAGGAATTGAGAGTTGTAGGGTGCGTTGTGTGTCCAAGGCTTATTGGACTTGATGCCAAGTTCTTCAATGTGGCGAATGGCTACATAGTCCAGTGGCAATGAAGAACCAAGAATCATAAACACTGCAGATTTTTCGGTGACAGGGTGAGAAAACACCCGCTTAGAGCCATCATCTTCTTTGATGACAACTACATATTCTTTTTTACCTTGACCTTTGCATTTCATTTTCAATTCTCCTTTTAGGTTGAAAGATGGGGCTTGCGCCCCTTTGGGTTATTGTTTGCAGCCAGCGCAACTACAGGCAATTACTTCGTTTTTAACTGCATCGCGTAATTCGCGCATAGTGTCAAAACCACGCACATGGACAAGGTCATCATCAAATCGAAAGC